CTGCCATAGCCGCTCTTGATATTAACTCAAGAGGTGATGTTCCGTTGTCTGTGATGTGAAACCTAATAGTCTCCATCCAATTAGCAGGAACTTGTGAATACTCATCACTAGCACTCTGTTGACCACTAGCTCTAGTCTCCATCTTCCAATGACGAATGTCTCTGTTAATCTGTGCTTCTGCTAATGCGATGAAGTTCTCGATAGCCGATGTTAAGTCGTCTCTGTTAAGAAAGTCTGCTATTGCTGATTTTAGCGTTGTGAATGTATTAATTGCCATAGTTACCCTTAGTGAAAATCATCTTTTCTCTCGCTCTTCTACGGACTAAGCCATTGCTAATCTTACCACCTGCTTTGACAAATCCTATCTTAGGGTCGAACGCTTCTTTTAAGAATGTCTTTATATTACCATTATTTAGTGCCTTTAGGGCATTAGATTTAGCAAACTTAGCTGTCTTAACATTAGATAGCATAGATACCAAGGCATTCCTTTGATGTTCATTTAAATCTACTTTAACCAATCTGTCAACTGCTTTATTTGCTTTGATTAGTTGTACAATCACAGCTTTGTCTGCTTCTTCCTTAGTCATAGGTGAGCCATCTTTCTTAGGCTCAGAACCAAATCCTTGTGAAGTAGTATCATAGTCTTTGTAAGCCTTAGATGTTCCGTTCTTTGATTGAGCAAGAGGTGCGTTCTCAAAGTTCTTAACAAAGTCTAGTAAGTCGTTGCTTGGTGTGAACTTAGTTGGAGCTTTTATATTACTCATTAAGCTAGTCATAGGCTCTGTAGTTTGTTCGCTATCTGAAGATACTACAGCACCAAGCACACCACCTACTATTGCCTTACCTTTGTTTGATGGGGCATATCCAGGGAAGTTACTTGTTGCTTTTCCGTTCTGACTAATAAGTTTTTTTAGTTTAGCCTTGTCTATATTTCCTTTTAACACTACAGGTATCTTCTCAACACCTTGCTCTGCTAATGCCATAACCCTATGCCTGCCATCATGTCCTGTCACTCTTGCTTGACCTTTCTTGACGTTATAAAGCAGTCCTGACTTATCACTAATTTGCAAGTAAGGTAAATCATCAAATTGTGTTCCATCTTTAACAAGTTTATCTACATTAGCCTTCTTTCCTGTTAATGCCTTCTTGTTTGAAATAGGTGATGCAAAGTCTAAGAACTCTTGTGGTGTTAGATAGACAATATTATCTTTGTTTACATTCTTGTAAGCGCTTGGCTTAAACCACTCTTTATCTGCGTTAGATATTGGCTTTTGACCTAGTACACCATCATCAACTTTATGGGCTTTGTTCCATGTATCGGTGAGTTGTTGCTTGGTTTTAAATGAGTCTTTTGTCAGTCCTATGTGCAAAACTCTAGCATCACTTGGGTCAAACTCACCTGTGCCTTCAATAACATTTTTTAAAATAATCCCATCATATCCACCTTTTTCCATCACCAACTCAACAAGTGAATCTGTATCAATCGTCTTTAGGCTTTTATGTACTTCATTTCTAAATTCTTTTGGAATTGGAATAGAGTAATAGTTGGTTTTTTTAGCGTCAAACACATAAGGATTTTTCATTGACGGATATAACTCTGTGGTTACTTTTCCGAACATTGGCGCTACTTGCATATCAGAAGATGCGAACATCGCACCCCTACTGTCGGCATAGTCGCTTTTAATAGCATCTTTTAATTCTGTTACTTCTGCCTTTCCACCATGATAAACAGGTGTGCCTTGAGCCTTGATAAACTCATCAGCAGTCTTAAAATTCATAGGGTCTGTCGCTTTACCTATCTGACCTAGTACACCATCGTCTTTGTTACTACTAGAGCCTTGTTGCTTATTAAAGAAGTCTGTCAACACATCATCAATATCTTTCTTGTTAATTGCTTGTTGTGCTGTACCGTGCGCTCTTGCCTGTAATTGCTTCTCAAGATTCATAACAGCGTAGTAAGCGTAGTCAGGCAACAATACGTCTTGGTCAGTTGAGAATGCTATATCGCTTGGACCATTACGTGTCTTAGATACTTTACCTGCGTTAGGACCAACTCTCTGAATGTAGAAGTCACCGTCACCTTTGCTAGACATATTCCAAGGCAGACTTCCGCCTGATTCAAACAGATTACCTCTTCTTGTTACTATCGGGTCTAATATGCCATCCCAATCAGGGACATTCTCAGCACGCCACTCAGGGGATTTATCCATCCTGTTTTGAGTCTCTCTTGCCATTGCTTCGCCCGATAACCGTAAGTAATCATCATAGGCTCTATCATGTATGCTTTCCATAGTTTCGTCAGCAATAGGCTTTAACTCTTGAATTTCATCGTACATCGACCTAAACTTAGAGTCTACGATAGCTATCCTAGACTTTATGGATTCTGTTTGTGGTTTCGCCATTAACTCTTTTCTCGACTCGGCTATCCTGTCAATCCTTTTGTTAATCTTGTTAATCTTCTCGTTTGCCAAAAACCTTTTCATATCATGGGTTTGTGCAATTCTTTTGGCGCTTCCTCCTCTTCCCAAGTTTTCTATAGCCTGAACAGCGTGCTGAACTTCATGTAACAATACTGACTTAAAGTCCTTCTGTAACTTATTGTTTTCAGGAGCGTTCTTTATCTCTTCATTGTATAAGTCTATTCTTGATTGTACTTGCGCAGGAGTGTTGTACTGATTCCCTTCAGGGTTTGCCATCTGAAATGCAACCATTCTATCCCTTCCTTCAGTCAAAGAGGCTTTTGTATAACCCCACCCTTCCTTGTCATCAAACAAGTTCTTATTCATCTTGATGTAAGCGCCACTACTTAGAGAGCCTGGAACAACCTTGCCTGTGTCTAACTCTCCGTCTTTTTTCATAAACTCAAAGAATGTACCACCATGTGTAGGACTCATATCGCCTTCAAACGGTCTAATCTCTAAATCCTTTAACTGAGGATAGTCTTCAAACAATTTTGGATGGTCTATAACATCTGACAGAAGCATTTGCTTTTTATATGAAGCGCCGCTATCAGTAAGTTTTTTAATAGAAGCAAGACTGTCATCAATCTCATATACCCAATCACCGTCTTGACCTTTTATCCAACCTGTCTTTTCCCAAATAGGCTTATTCAAAGGTTGCTCTTCCCACATCTTCTTTGCTTCGTCTAGTTTGCTTATTCTAGTTTCTACTTTTGGATTGTATCCCCACTCATGCAAATCACCATCAGTGTTAAGGTCGCCTGCTCTTACCTTTTTCTCAATTAAATCATAGCCACCTTCAATATGGCGGTCGCCATGTCTATTAGCATAATCTTTACTTGTAGATACCCAATCACCTGCGTTAATATCTTTTGTTCCTTTAGGCGCTGCTCTATAGATAGTTACTACAGCATCAGGGTTGCCTTGTGTTGCCTTCATTACAGCAATAGTTTCTGCATCTGCCTTAGAATATTCACCACCCATTCCATAGTATCTTGCAAAGTTAGGGTCATTAGGGCTGTCAGGCATTGTCTCAGAGAAATCATCTAATGAGTTCTTGCCTTCAGGTTGTGGAGATGTGTGTGTCATTCTGTAGTCTGTGTCAACAGAAGCCTTATCTCCTTGAGTTGCGCCTTTAACACTACCGAATATCTCACTACTTGGACCTAGATTAACAGGGTCTATTGCCTTAGACACAGACTCTACCTTATCTAATAGAGCAGGGTCGTTTAATTTATTGCGTACACCTCTAAGTAGGAATCCTCCACCAACAACCTCTAGCAATGCTTGGGTAGGCTCTTGAGCGACATGTTCTTTATATCCTTCCCATGAGCCATAATCTTCTTTGATGTCTTCCCACATCGCTCTTGCCATTTCCCTAGACTCTTCCTCTGTACTGAAACCTAAGAAAGCGTCTGTCTTTTTAGTGAACTCTGCAAGAGCAGGAAACTTCTTATCTAAAGAGTCTAATCCTTGCTCTAACAATCCGCCCACAGCATACTCTCTCGTAGCGCCTGATGCTAAATCTATCAACGACTTAAAGAAGTCTACAGGATGGTCAACAACTTGGTTAAGCGCTTGCATCTGCTTCGCTGTGTCTTCTGACACGTTCTCTCCTGCAACACGTAATGTTTCTTGAAAGTCTGCGCCTTTTACTCGCTCCTCTAGTGGAGAGTTAATGTACTTCGTATAGAAATCGTTACCAACTTTGTTTACAGTGTCATACACATCAACCAAACCATCACGCAATGCGTGTTCAGCTTTCATTGTTAAGTCATAAGCATCTGAGCCTACCTCTTTAGCGCCTTCCCAAGCGCCTGATGCTGTATCTGTAATACCTTGCTTTAGGTTATCTGAAATCTTCTGTGCGTCTTCCCACTTCTGTGCCTGTGTTCTTGTATCAGGCTTATTGAAGTCTTGGTATAAATCCTGTGCGCCTTGGTAAGCATCTGAGCCAAACTCTTTAGCACCTTCGTATAAGTCTGTTGCGCCATCTGCAATGTTACCGCCTAGATTTCTAACAAAGTCTTGTGACTGCTGAGTGATGTTTTGATTCTGCTCTAGCCAAGAAGGTTTTGTTGTCTGAGGTGCTACATTTGCTACACGTTCTACATCGTTGATGCCCGACATATTATTACGACTATTCGCATAGTTATCTACACGTTGGTCGTAATTAGCATTTCCAAAATCATCAGTGTTTAGTGGGTTGCCAAAATCATCAGTATTTCCGTACACAGAGTCTTGGTAGTTTTTGTTTACAGTATTAAGAGTAGAGCGATATTGATTCATGAAGTCGCCCATGCCAATCTTGTTCATAGCGTTAGCAAACTGAGTTTCTGATAGTGCTTTACCTTCTGCCTTGAAGTTAGCCATCATTTCCATAGCTTGAGATGGGTCTACGTTAGGTGTTAGGTCTTGGAATGTGCCTGAATCTCTTTGTGCAATTCTCTCACCACCTTGGTAATCACTCATTACTTGACGAGCATCAGTGTAATCTGTTTGTTCAGGAGACCATGGTGCAATAGTTGCTTGTTGGTTCTGAGCCATTGACTCTTGACTGCCTGGCATGAATGATGATTGTGGTACAGGTTGCATCATTTGTGGTGAAGGCTGTACAACTTGTTGTCTTCCTAAGTCGATTGTTTCTGTTGGAGCATCTAATAATCCCGATGTAAACTCAGGTGTAGCAAACATAGGACCTGAGTTCTCTGATGTGTGTCCTGGGTGTAGAGGTGTGCCTACTTGTGCTTGGTAAGCATTACCTTGTTCATCAAATCGTGTCTCCCAATTATTTTGAGTTGGGTCATAAACCGTGCCACCACCTGTTAAATTAACACCCTCTTGACTTAGTAAAGCATCGAATAAACCCATAAAGCAGACCTGAATATGACAAATATAGGCGCTATCTTACCATATCACACAATGCCCTTTACGTTTCTTTTGATTGACTTACCCCATGACTCTGCCATAGGTCTGTAGCCGATTGCTAGGTATCTGAAACTGTCTGCTGAGTGTGAGGACCAATCATGCCTAGGTCGTGAGCGCCACGTCTTACCGTTCTCATCATAATCACGGGAATAGTTAATCAGACAGTCAATACCCTTCTCGCACTTCTTCTCATCAAACCAACATCGGTCTAACATTGAACGAACTGCCTGAATACCATCGTCAATCATAAGCATAGGAGCAATCTCTACGTTTCTAATGCCTAGGCTATCTAATACCTCTAGTCTTGACTTACCTGAGCCTAGTTCTCTCACTCTTACGTCATGTGGCAAGATATGTTGCTCATAGATGTAACCTCTCTCTTGTAGCACTCTAGCATAATGGTCTAATCCTACACCTGATGCTTCATAGTGGTCAATGATGTGTATCTCTGTTCCGATGTATTGTGCAAACCATATAGCAGTTGAATCACCTACACCTAAATCCCATGCTGTAATGACAGGCTTATCTCTACTGTATCTAACTTTGCCTATCCTGTCTTCATCTCTTGCCCTACGCATCTCTGTCGTATAGTAAGAGCCTTCACTGAATATTAAGAATCCGCCTTCCCAAATATGGTCATACATATCAGGACGTTTCTTCTTGTCTTCTAGTCTTTGCTCTTCAAGCACACTAGGAAACCAAGGGTTGTCTGAGTAATTCATTTCACATATCTTTGAATTATCAGGAGTATTCACTCTAAAGCGTTCATGTGTTGCAGAATATTTTGACTCAGGGTTATAACTAATCCACACTTCTGAGCCTTCTTCTCTGACCGTAGGTATCAGCTTCATGTATGCCATATCACTCACACCTTCTGCTTCATCTACCCAAGCTAATAAGATACGAGCCTTAGACTTAATAGCATCAAGTGAACGTCTTAGTCCTACGAATGTATATGAGATACGACCATCTTTAGACCTGATGTACTTCTCGCCCACTTCATAGTAAGACTCTAACCAAGGAACTGACCTAATTGCTGTCTTAATCTCTTCTAGTGATGAATCCTCTAATGAGTTCATAAACTCACGACCACATAGTATCTGTCCTGACCTGCCTTCTTTACCCCATTCATAACCACGTATAGCAGTCATCAATGCAAAGGTTCTTGTCTTACCTGAACCACGTCCTCCGTAAGCAATGCGATATCTAGCATCACCTACAAATAGAGGCTTTAGTTTAGGCGGTACTTTAATCTGTGCTTTTATCTTCTTCGTAATCATCTTCACCGTAAGCTACAATTTCAATAACTGTTGGTTGCATTGAACCATCGCTTGACATTATGTCTGTTGCAGTCTTAGGAATAATCCCATGATTAGCACCTAATAGCAGTCCTGCCGTCTTCTCTTTGAGTGTGCCATTTAACGCACCATTCATTAGACTTCTGCCTTGTGCTGTCATTAAACCCCTGACGGTGTAGGAAAATTCGGGATAAATCTTCTCCCAATCATAGATAGTAGATGGACTCACCCCTAGTTCTATAGCTAATCCTTCTACCATAGGAATTACATCATGATACTTTTCAAGATGGTTCTGAATGTAGTCTGAAGTCTTCTCTATCATTCCTTCATTGTATTTAGTTGGTCTCCCTATTTTTAGGAAGTTATCTGTTTTCTTGGCTGTCATCTCTTTATTCCCATTGATTCATAATACAAGTCTTCAGGTCTAGGTAAGATAATCCCGTACTCAGACATTAGTATGTCTATCTGCTCTAGGTAATCTTTAAACTCTTTGACCTTTAGTTTTGTTGTGCTTCGTAACTCTTTGATAACACTCAACTTTGTTGTAGTTTCAGTATAACCTAAGAACTTGTCTCTTAATATAACATGTGTTTCGTCTT